GCGTCTTAGGTCCACTGGAATGTGGTACCCGGCTGCACTCGATATCGCCCACCATCTTGTGAGACAGTGGTTACAGACTTGCGAAGCCGTTTCCCGGTCAGGTTTGACCGGTAGTTCGGTGGTTGCACTTCATCCACTTGTTCTACAAATGTCTGCTCAAAAGGCCAGACCAACAATTCAGAAAGGAGTTTTGCCCCTTCATGTTGTTCTCCGCGCAGGATTATTACCTGCAGCGGTGTAGTAAAGCGATTAGACCGATAGCCACTAACCAGAATTCTGGCTTCATGTCCTTCATCAGTGTCAGTAATGACACGTAAGCGGTCAATGAGGTAGGGTCCATGGCGTGTTTCCTCCATTCTGCGCGTCTCGAATTTGAGATACGTAAAGTGATAGGAGCCGTGAATATCCCTCCTCACTCCTAGATCGGCTCCAGGGTTCCGGAGCCTCTCAGGGAGGGATGAAGGCCGTATACCTGAATCATCACCGTAATCCTCGGGTACTAGCAGGGGTTTGAACCCCAGCGTTTGCACGAAGTGACGGATTAGCCAGGTGTACGTGTGTCGCACCTCTGAGATTTCCCAACGCCGACAAAGGCCGTTGATGATCTTGTAAAGGTGCGCTTCGTATTTTCGAGCTGTGAGGCGACCGCCCTCTTCTGGGAAGAAGAACGGGCGTACGTCAATCCCACGGTGGTAATCTCCACCGCAAGACTCTCGAAATGGGCCCGTAGCAAAGGTTTTGTCGGTATTAATGACAAGCCCCAGTTTCGGGAACACATCCGTGACGAATGGGTGCAGGCGTTGATCGTAAATAAGATCGTCGCCGTAACCACTAATCACGACTTCCCCCTTGATACCCGCCGCGAGGCGTATACCGTGAAGGAGTCCGAGGAACAAAACTGTTTGTAAGGGAAACGTAAATCCGATTCCCATCGTGCTGAATGTTTCACAGTCGATGGTTTTACCGGATGGTAGTTTGACCCTACCCAACCTACCTTTGTTGAGCGCATGCGCCCAGCGGAGAGGAAAGGTAAGGCTGATCAGCTGTGTTGTGATGTTATCACTAGCAGCCTTCTGATCATTCGTCACGAGTTTTCCCGTGTACGACCCCTGTCTTGCAAGCGTCCGGTGTTCGGATTGCAAAGTCCGTATATCGTAACCTGCTCGACAAAGCCGTTTTTGTATTACGCGCCCCAGGCCGTTGGAATAGTAACCTCCAATGGTTGTATTTGGGACGATCATACGCAACGACTTGTAAGTTTTGCTGACAAGTACAGCGTTGAGCTCCGACACCTCTAAGAATGGAGACACCCCTAGGGGTGCTTCACTTTCCTTCTCCTGTATGTATTTACACAGGGTGGTATGCCAGCTTAGAACATCATGCTGGAACCAAGAGATGTGATCGGATGAACCCGTAAGTGGCAACTCCAAGCGTTGGCCTAGATTGGCCTTTGCATTGGGGACACCCACGGACGACTTTTTAGCCCACCTACAATTCTCAAGGAGTTCCTCACGATCAAATTCCTGTAA